TGTTCAATTACAGCTAGTACTTTTCCATTACCTGTTGCCATTGCTGCAGCGACGGCACATCCATGTGCCACGACTGGATCCAATGAGTTGCGCAGAAGAACAGCATCAAGATTCAATCTTGTATCTTTAGCGTATTCAGGCAATGCTTCCTTAATTGTTTCTACCCAACTCATTTAGTTATCTCCCCTATCTTTTTATAACCCTTACCAGTGGGATGTATGCCATCCTTGGATAGGGATGGGATTCGAATGATCCAATCACCATACATTCCTGCAATGCTTTCCACATGCTCCTGGATTCTTACAACAGGGATTTCGCTGGTCTTTGAATTGCCAGCAGGAAGAATCCAGTATACCGTTTCTGCCTGTACTCTTTCACGCAGTTTAAACAGTTCCTTCTCAGTCTTAATGTACTTATGGTCATTACTACCAAGACTAATCACAACAACCTTACCATTAAAGGTTTGTGGATACTTCTTGTTGAACTGAGAAGAATTGAGGCTGGTTTTTGCATAAGCAACACACTCGGGGCGAGCCTGAGCAGTGCCAACAGCAATACTATCACCAAGGATTAGACACTCAATCATTCTTCATTCCTAATTTTCATTACTGCAACGCGAGAATAGATAGTCCTTTGCGGTTCTATTTTCATTACTGCAACGCGAGAATAGATAGTCCTTTGCGGTTCTCATTTCTGAGTTAGTCAAAAAGCCATCATTGTTTTTGTCTGCACGAGCAAAGAGTGCCTTTGAGACTGTGCAGTAACGATTGACATCATCGAAAGAAACTTTGCCATCTTGGTCAAAATCATATTGTACTACACGGTCAACAGCCATGGCTGGTGTTGATACAAGAGCAAGAGCGAGAATTAATTTTTTCATTTGTGTTTCCTCTAGTAAAGTATTTTTGTGAAAGTAATAACCAACCCAAATAACCCTAAAACTATAAAAGGTACAAAAAGTAAACCCCACTCTTTTATAAATTCGAGACTATTCTTGTTCATATTTTTTCTTATGACCACAATGCGGGCAATACCATTCCTTCGGCTTCCAATTGTCGTCAGTCGCAAAACTCCACCAGAGTTTACATTGTGAGCATACAAAGTGCCAAATGACTTCTCTGAATGGAGGTTTTGCTTCTGCTTCCATTAGGCCGCGTTTAAAGTAGCTTCACCAACCTGACGATTACACTGGCAGAGTTCGCCAGTTTGTAGAGCGTCGAGCACGCGAAGAGTTTCATCAGCATTACGACCAACAGCTAAGCTGTTAACTGTAACGTGCTGAATTACGTTTTGTGGATCAACAATGAATGTTGCTCTTAGAGCAGCACCAGCTGGATTGAAGAACACACCTAGCTGGTCAACAAGACCCTGGACCTTAATACCAGCATCCCAATCCTCTTCAGTAGTGTAAACATATTGTGTACGCTGAGTGTCAGCAAACATCCAAGAAGTTGTCTTCTTTAGATCCTCGTGGGCATTCTTCCATGCTAGTTTACAGAATTCATTATCTGTAGAACCAATCAAGAGAACTGCATCTCTGTCGGCGAAGTCTTTATTTAGCTTATCATATGCTACAATCTCTGTTGGGCATACGAATGTGAAGTCCTTAGGATAGTAGACAATTACTTTCCACTTACCCTCAAATGACTTCTCTGTAATATCTTCAAATGCACCTTCTGGTGCTAGAGCGCCTGGCTTAACACCAGTGAGCTTAAATGAGCTTAGTTTATCACCTACTGTCTTCATTTTGTTTTTTCTCCTTAATGAGTTCCTTCTCGAGTTTGCCAAATTCACGTCTATATACTGTCTCACCTTTATCAGGTGATTCATAGATGTATTTCTTTTCTTCCTGCTTTTGTTCGTTATTCATCCTACCCACCTATATATCTTGTCAGCACCAACTTGCTTCGTAGAAACATATCCATTGTTTCTAAGAATCTGATCTGTTTCATCTATCACAGTCTCTAATGTGATAACTGGCCTATATTTCTTGATAGTCTCCAGGGCGCCTTTAATTGCGTATACTTCGTATCCTTCAATATCAAGCTGGATTAAATCACAAGCATCAAGAGCTAACTGGTCAACAGTAAATGTTGGAATGAATCCCTCTTGAGTATTGATTGTGAATGTTCCTGTGTTACCTTTATTGCCATTGTTGATACCAACTAAACGATTTGTATCACCAAGGGCAGCATTAATCTTAATAATGTTGTGCTCTTGGCAGTTATTAACAAGACAATGGAAATTGAATGCGTCAGGTTCAAACGTATACACTCTTTTGAAGTGCTTAGCAAACAATTTAGGATAGAGACCGCAATTGCCTCCTGCCTGTACAACTACATTGTTACCTCTACAAAATTCAAGGTAACCATCTCTATGTGTAGAGACCCACTCTGCACTTGGTCCCTTCCATGCTCCCTCATCAGCTGAGGGCCACATCCAGTTACCAACACCATCTATTTCAGTTTGTCTGAACTTAACCTGGTTATCAAATTCCTTGCTCACGTTTCTTCATCTCTTCTCTAATTTTTGTTGCCGAGATTGCCTGAATATCTTCAGGCAGCTCAATTTTACTGATTGTATATCCTACATCCCTTCCATACGAAATGTCAACAATATTTGGTACCCAGATGATCTGGAACTTACCAATATAATTAGATAACTTCTTTAGAATATAGGTTTCTGTCTCTCTGTGGCCAAATGGATTCTTTTCATCTTCAGGCATCTTTCTAACAAAGATAGCAACTTGACCAGTCTTCTTTAGCGCTTCTTCAAACAAAGCCTTATGACCATCATGAAATGGTTGATAGCGACCCATCATCTGGACCGTTGGCTTTGTCCAATCAAAATGCTCACTTGCGAGCATATATGCAATGTCTAGAAGCTCGTCTTCATAGTCCCAGCTATCGATCCAAAACATAAACTCTTTGGGTCGCTGGAAGATCTTATTAGTATCCTCAAATCTACCTTCCTTAATTGTATCCATCCAGATGATAACGTCATTTGCAAACAAGGACTGAGTCTCATATGTTGGACATACAAAATCACAAACCGCATACCTACCTCTTGCATTTGCCTCTTCAGCAAATTTCTTCATTCGCTGGGCTTGCCTCATTCTACCTTCAGGCGAGAAGTCCCAATCATTATACATCTCTCTAACTTTATCAGCATTGAACCCCTCGACCTTACCTTCAAGTCCTCCAAGAAGGTCAATAAGCTTCATTGCAAAAGTTGTTTTACCAGAGCCTGGTAAACCCATTACTACTATTGTACATGCCATGTTAAATCTCCACTAGATATTTGTGACGTCCGACATAATGTAACGATTGTTCCCACGCACCAGCAATTGGCCTTGGGTGGTCATCAAGAACAATAACCTTTTTTGTATTGTGAGGTGTCGGCACAAGATGTTGTGTTTCTTCTTTATACCTACTAACAGTATCAGAATTAATTCCGATGTTATCAAACTTCATCGGTTTAATTTCATTTTCATATGATACAAGCTGGATGTGGGGTTTGAATTTTTCATATAGAACACGCCACATCATCAACTGCTCAATAAAAACATTTGTATACAAGTACAACCAGCCAAACTTAATTTGCATCGCATCATATGCTTGACTAGAGTCATTGTTTGTGTATATAAAGTCGCCAGACTTTACAACCTCACTTCTATATCTTGCATTAACCTTTGAAACAAATTGCTCGACAATGTCTAGCCTATGTGTCATGTACACATTGATGTCTTTATTCTTACAGCAGTACTCAATAAAATCTATATCCATGGTTTGCTTTTCTGTCTGTTCCTTTGCAGTCCATGAAATATTTGCTTGCTTAATAACTTCAATTCTTTTTTTCTTAGCCTTCATGAATCCTATATGATCTGATCCTCTTGTGATATTATTATGGTACCTAGAAGTCAGATTGGATTCAGTAAGAGTTTTAAACAGCTGTGTTTGTTTGTGTTCTGGTTTGTTGAAATTGTAATCTCGAATCATTGAGTGAGTTCCCTCGCCAAGATTCATTGTTCCGCTGGCGTAGGAAATCATGTCGCATAGTACAGTGCTTCCTGATCTGTTTGTAAATAGAATTAAATTATTCATTTTTATCTTTAATATGAAAGTGAGAGGCTAATTCCGTTACCTCATCCCAATTTGTTAATTGTTTACCAAGTTCATATTCAAAGGATGGTCTTAGGGATTTATCTTGAGCCTGATATTGACTAAACTCTTCAGGGGTAATGCCTATTACACTAAAGTCATTTTTAGCTATAGTTTCCTCATAACAAATTACTTTACCATACTTACCATACTGCTTCACATAAGACTCCCATAGCACGCTTATAGTTGATAGTTTAACAGTCATATGAATTGCTTCTGGCCTTGTGTATTGTACAGGGGGAAATACTACCTTCCTTCCTCCTTTCATATTCAAATAACCAGCGTGTCTGTGCATTGCAAGTTTACCAGCTTTCTTAGCTTTACCGTAAAACTTTTCTTTCACATCAGCTAATATCATACTATATAACTGCTGCTCAAAGTTCTCTCTATATGTAAAATATAATTCAAAGTTATTATTAATAGCCCACTCGATTAATTTTACACCAGGTAGAGCAACAATTGGATAATACTTCAGCACTACTGGGTAACTAACTGCAACCTCTTTAATAAACTCCAATCCATCTTTATAATAATCGAAGAGGTTATTCCAGTATTTAACAACATCGGAACTATTTTCATCTTGCTGTAGGGCAGCAGCTCTTTTAGCAAGTCCTTTCGACATTAATAGTTTATTGACATCTGTTGGTAACTTTTCTCTCAGTGGACCTCTTACAGAGCCTGTAACAATTTCATCTAGGTTGATAGCATTGTTTTTATAAGCCAAGAGATCACCAACAATGGTGCTTCCACTTCTTGGTGTAAACACTATCAATGCATTAGCCACCTCGTCTTAACCTCTCTCCACTTCCAATTGTTTTAGGATCTGTTTCGTCAGTAACATACTGATAAGCACCCTTGTTATAGGCAATAGCAATTCGCTTACTCTTAGCAATAATTTCATCTTGAACATGCTGGGGCTCCTTAGCCAAAGAAGCTGCATCAGTCATTGACTGCCGGGCAGTAAAGCATGCGGTTGTTACAAGAGACTTTGCCTGCATGACAACTTCGCTTTTAGCTCGAGGCGGGCGACGGTCTCGGGGAGCATATACAGACTTGCTATCCATATACTTCTTGGCATCATACTTAGTAGCGATAACGCCGCGAACCTTGCGCTTCTTTTTAGGCTTGAAGCGAGCACGTGTATATACTAACATACTGTCCACTATACGCACATTTGGTCAGCTAGTCAACAACTAAATTCCTAATAGAATCAAGGAGTTACCAAGGAGCGCTGCCATCTTTCCAGGGGTTTCCGCCATCACCCTTCAGTGTCTTATCGGCTTCCGCATCAACCACCCTCTGCCGTAATTCGGTAGTCGAGAATGTGTGTTCTCTTTTGTTAAAGTAAAACTTGATTCCTCTTTCGATACATTCATTACGACCAGTGAACTCTTTATGCTCATACTCGTTACCTAGAATACGAACATTGATTGGGTAGGCTAGGAGAATGTCAACAAGATCTTTCTCTGTAGCGTAGACTACAATCTCATCAACATACTTACAAGCCTGTAGTTGAACGTACCGTTCGAAGATACTCTGTACAGGCTTATTCTTTTCCTTTCTGTCAATTGTTGGGTCAGTTTGTAAACCAACAATTAAATAATCACATTGAGTCTTTGCTTCCTTCAACATGATAACATGGCCGGCATGAAACAAATCAAATGTTGAACATGTGAATCCTACTTTCATAATCCAATATTCCTTCTTGTGAATTTCACTAAGATGTTGTCATTATAGAAATCATTTGACTCCAGGACACCCAGTAGGAACTGATACTTTGCTTCCCAATAGTTTGTTTCGCCTCTAGTCTTACAAAGTCTAATGACTGTTCTCTTAAAGTTTTCTTTGCCGAGCTTTTCGATATCTTCAAGTAAACGAGGCGATGACCCGTAGTAGTCCTTCCAATCAGACTCCTTACGTGTCTTTCTTTTCTTTCCCTTTACTTGGCGCGTGCTGGCTTTGGTGAAATACTTTCTACCAATATATGCCTTTTGGTCAATTTGATTCTCTATAACATAGATGAATCCATAATAACCTTTGACATCTTCTTCAGTAAGCTCTCTTGCTTCGTTGCCTGAATGTTCTTGCAATAACCACATAATATCACCTCTTAGTGATATTTATATAGTCTCACAAAGGTACAACATCATATGTTAACACAGCTCTAGGAAAATGTTTTGGTATACCAACACTATGTCTGATACTGCCATCAAAAATTACTAGTCTATTTCTTTTGGGTTCTACTTCTTTGTATACTTGATTTTCATTGCTATAGAAAGCAGTAGTTCCATCACTATCGTTTATATAATACAAAACAACAATATGTTCTCGACCTGGTAAATTGATATGGGGTTCTTTATGGTCATGCTCAATGTTCATTGGAAGTTGCAGGTACATTCTACCATGAAATGGCTGCATGCCAGCAAGTAAAGGGTTACTTAATATGTACTCCTTGGCGAGATCGTGTGTAGCTTTTCTTATCTGCGTACTAAAATGCTTGTTACTAAAATCCATTTGCTCATTGAAAATAGTAGTCCCAAGACTGACCATCCCGGGACTTGTTTTATCAATCTTCGTGATAAAGGGCATTGAGCCATTAACATCGACTGAATCTTTTGTAAGATTCTCTATACCAAAAACTATCTTAGATAATTTACCTGCCGCATCTTCTGGCAGATAATCATCAAAGACATTAATCTGCCCAAACATCTTCCCATGAACCACTTAGCGCACCCTTAGCATAATCTGTTGCTCTATTCTCAAAGAAATTAGTATGGGTAGGAGCATTAATCATCTCTTCAACCCATAGCAATGGATTCTTCTTAACTTTGAAGATACCCTTCATCCCCAATGATATGAGACGTCGATCAGCGATGTATCGGATATATTTCTTGACGTCTTCCGAAGTAAGATTCTCCATCTCTCCCCCTTCGAACGCCAAATCAATAAATTGATCTTCCAATTCGACCATCTTAGTTGCAATAGTATAAATTTCACCTTTGAGTTCATCATTCCACAACTCCCTATTCTCTTCGATATAGGTTCGGAACAACTTGATCATTGCTTCGGCATGTTGAGTCTCGTCAACAATACTCCAAGTAATAATCTGACCCATTCCCTTCATCTTACCATGTCGTGGAAAGTTAAGCAGCATAATGAATGAACTAAACAATTGCATACCTTCAGTGAAGGCAGAGAATGCAGCAATGTTCTGTGCAATTCTCTTCTTATCACTCTTTGTAAACTTTGCTAGATAGTCATGCTTATCCTTCATTGCTTGATATTCAAGGAACTGATTGTATGTATCTTCCGGCATGCCTAAAGTTTCAATCAAATGGGAATAAGCAGCAACATGAAGAGCCTCACGAGCAGCAAAGCCAGCCAACATCATTCTAATCTCAGGTTGAGGAAAGAATGGAAGATAGGTCTTAATATAACCACCAGCAACGTCAATGTCACCTTGTGTGAAGAACCTAAAGATCTGTGTTAGAAACTGTTTTTCAGATTCAGCAAGTTTATTCTTCCAGTCCTTTAAATCTTCTAGCATTGGAACTTCTGTATGTAACCAATGGCTCTGCTCATGTTTCAACCACGACTCATAAGCCCAAGGATAATTGAATGGCTTAAAGTAGCTGCGTTCATCTGTAAGTAGTAATTCTTGCTTTGTTGTCATTTTTATTCTCTTATGTAATGTTGGGAGACATATCTATAATTTGTTTCAAGACGTTTTATTCTTTTACTATATTGCTTCTGTGATTCAGCATGCTGGTTCAACGAAAGCAAAACATTATCAGTTATATCCAATTCACCAACCAATCTAAAACTGGGTAACTTAATACTATCGGTGCGCTTAATGTCAGAGGCAATCAGTAGACTGCCCCCTTGCTTAACCACACTGGCAAAGCTTTCATTTATACTTGAGTAGTTCACCCAGTACGGAGCTGTCTCTATGGTTAAAACAATATCATACTTATCTTGCATTGCCTGTAGATTCACGACATCAGCCACAAAAAATTTGGTCTTTGTGAACAACTGCTGAGCTACAGAAATAACATTTGGATTGATATCACAACCTGTGACAGAAGTAGCATTATACTTGCTTTTTAGAAAAAAGCAACCTCTACCAAAGCCACATGCCACTTCTAAAATTGTCTTGTCGGTTGTATCTATATTGTAATGTTCAATCAAGTGAACATAAGGTAGACAATATTTTTTGTGCTTTTTGTTATAGTCATCAACTTCTGCTTCAATACCTAGAAACCCTGAGTTGAAGAACCACGGTTCAGCAAGACCAGAATTTACATCCTCGGCCACATTGCTGTAATATCTTATTGATTGAGACTTGAGTATCTGATACTCTCTCACTTCTCAATCCATCCAGTAATAATATACTTCTCACCACTTAGAGGTTGGTTACCCCTATGAGCATGTGTAAAGTATGCTGGCCATATTAGCATCTGGCCCATTACTGGCTTGAATCTAATTTTCTGATACAGGAATTCTGTTTCACCACCATCCTCAACCGTATTGAGGTTTAGTGAAAACGCTAGCAATCGTCTTGGTGATCTGCCAGATGTTCCATGTTCGTGGTGCCACACATGATAACCTTGACCAGGTACAGTTTTCTGAACCTTAGAGTCTTGGATCGACAACTTCTTCTCAGCGTCAGGAAATCCTGCTAGACCTGGATATGCTCTGCAGTACTCTTTCAGACATTGATCTACCAGAACCTTAGTGAATTCATTCGAATGAATGTACACTTCAGCAAGTTCGGGGTGCTTGTCAAGCATAAACTGACTAATGTGTAATCCGTTAGCTGTAGTCGACAAGTCATCTTTACTGAATGGTGAAACATTTTCACTGGCCTGTCTATTAACAACCATACCTGCTTTTTCGGCATTCCTAAAAAAGCGAATGTAGTTATCACATTGTTGTTGTGAGTACGCGTTATGGAACACGCCTATAAAGTCATCTCTAATTTCTACTCTCATGGTACCAACCGCCTTAAAATTTTATAGAAGCCCCATAAACAAACAATGCATATAGTAGTAACTACCACAACATCAAATACATTATGGGTGTTGAAGAAATCAAATACTGGCTGTAGTTGTCTTCTTACCCATGTTAGCATTTCAACAAATGCCCAAATGCCAAACAAGAAAAGGATGACATATCCAGTACCTGATCCATCCCCAGATGAGAGTTTGTTTAAATCTCTCTTAGTTAGTTTATACGGATCTTTACTTGAAAGGGTTCGTTGTGTTGTCTTATGCCAACCGTTAGCTCTTTCAGTAGTACGTACAACTGTCTTACCATCTGCTCTATGCGTAGTTGTAACTCTATGCCCTAGACCACCCTTCTTCCCGGCTCCATATGAAGTAGAAGTAGTCCAGCCCTTACTAGTCGATGTTCTAGTAATACCGCCTGACTTACTTCTTTTTCTCCAGGTAGCCATCAGCCCTCACAAGCCAAACATTCAGTGCCTTCTGTTAGAGCCTTGATATCAATCTCCTGAATGATCTCGCGCTCGATCTTCTTAGCAACCTTATCTGCCTTACCAATCTTCTCAGAACGACAATAGTAAAGTGTCTTTAGTTCATGCTTCCACGCCATAAAATGTACAGCATGGAGGTACTTAACATTAGCGTTTGGTCTAAAGAATAGATTAACTGATTGGCCTTGATCAATGAATTGCTGACGGTCAGCTGCATGCTCAATAATCCATCGCTGGTCAATTTCCATTGCTGTCTTGAATACATCTCTTTCATACTCCTCAAGAATGTCCAAATGCTGGACCGATCCATCATTGGCAATAATAGAAGACCACAACTCAGGCAACTCTTCTTCCTTGACCTTTGTCTTCAAAAGATTGTTTAAGTATTTGTTCTTATAGAAGTAGGCACCTGAAAGCGTGTCTTGTCTAAATCCATTTGCTCTGTAGGGCTCAATCGAAGGACTGGTGTTACCCATAATGATACTACTAGAAGCGTTAGGAGCAACAGCCATAAGGTGACTAAAGCGTAGACCTGTGCCCTGGGCATCTGGTGCCTCTCCTCTTTCTTTTCCAAGCTGCTTGTTGGCTTCATTTAGCTTCTCTCTAATATTCTTAAACATTCTCATGTTAGCTGACTTAGCCATTGCTGATTCAAATGCTAGCATGTTCTTCTGAAGATAGGCATGGAATCCTAGAGCACCAACACCAATTGATCTTTCTCTTGTAGCTGAGTATACAGCTCTGTGAACTGGCTTAGGAGCATTGTCGATAAAGTGCTGAAGAACATTATCCAACATCTCAGCAACATCACGAAGGAATCTCTTATCGTCCTTCCACTCATCATAATACTCTAGGTTAACAGAAGATAGACAACAAACAGCTGTTCTCTTCTTATCGGTTGGTAGAATAATTTCAGAGCAAAGGTTTGACTGCTTTACAGACAATCCCTTATCCTTTAACCACTGAGGAAGGTACTTGTTAGAAGTGTCAACAAAGTGAAGATATGGTTCACCAGTCATCATTCTAAGTTCGAGAATCTTCTGCCAAAGCTCTCTAGCTGACACCTTCTCTTTAACTTCACCAGAAGCAGGGTCAACTAATTCCCACGTATCATCTGCCTTTGGATCTGTCATGCATTTTTCAATAATCTGCATAAACTTATCTGGAATGTTGAGACCATGGTGAAGATTTAGACAGCGAATATTTTGATCACCAGTTGGCTTTCTCATCTCCAAGAATGGAATGATGTCTGGGTGGCCAATATCAAGATAGGCAGCATAAGAACCTCTGCGAGTTCTACCTTGACGGTAGGCCAAGCAAGAAGCATCATAGATCTTTAGGTGAGGCATAATGCCTGTAGACTTCTCGTCAGCTGATCTAATACCTAGACCGATACCAACGCCGCCTCCGAGCATCGATAGCCAATTGGTTTCTGATAGAGTGTCTACTAACCCTTGGGATGAGTCATCCATATAGTTAAGAAAGCAGGAGATAGGCAAGCCCTTAGATGTTCTACCATAAGAAAGAATAGGGGTAGAGTAAGATAACCAATGCTTAGATGAATAGTCATACAATCTCTGAGCATGCTTTTCATCAGTACCAAATGCCTTAGATACAAAGGCAAAACGGTGTTGTGGAGACGTTTCATCTTCACGCATGTAAGAATCTTTCATTCTCTTCATGCCATGTTCGTCAAACAATTCGTCTCTTGATAGATCGATGTTAATGTCTAGATATTTCATTTCAGTCCTCGGGCGATTGTAGTTTGCGGATATAGCATGACATGCCATCATCAGATATAACCCATGCTAAATTGTCACCCTCTTTCCACCCAACATGGTTTAAAAAGTCAGGTGGGAATAATAGAACTGTGTCACCATTTTCTTCGACTACTTTCGTAGTCCATATTTTTGTATCATCTCTTTCACTCATTGTACTTTCTTCCATTTTTGTAATTCTAATAATGCTTCCATACCTTTCTTGGCATTTCGATAGATTATACCTGAAATCTCTTCTTGGCTCAACCCATTTAGGACCATATCATTAACATCTTTGTGTTGAATGCTACTTGGCCAAAAAGTTACTCTATATCCTTTATCTATCATCTTTTTCATACGCTTGACAGTGTCCACATTACGTGGTTCGTTATCAAAGCAGAAAATAAGTTTGCTATCTAATCCTAACTTCTCAACATCTCCATTGTCGCCGCCAGCCATAGCAATAGCATTAGGCAGGAACAATGAATCGATAGGACCTTCTACAACTATAACATCTTGGCTGATATCAAGAGTATCTAATCCAAATACTCTTGGCTTACTTTCATCCAAAACGATGGTTATGTATCTAATCTTGTCATTAGACAATGCTCTACCTTGATAACCAAACAATGTACCTTCACGGTCTATCAATGGTATCAACAATCGACCACTATCAATATCAGTGTTCTCAAACTTACCAGGAATCAACCTATTGGTAAACTCTTTGAACTTGGGACAGTAGTAGAGCATATAGTGCTTATTGGAAGGGATCTGTCTACTGACCACATACTTCTTGGCAATATGGTCTGGTTGTAGTTGGGAGACCTTCTTTAGCTCTTTCAATGGCTCAAACTTCTCAAATCTCCTCTTAGCAAACTTAGACATATCCGGCTGGAACACATTCGCAGAAACAGTGGAGGTAACGGTTTGCGTTGCCCTCTCCTTATATTTCTCGAGAACATATTCCTTATGTAATACTGGGTCGACAAATTTAAGAGCACTGTCGAAGCTCGTAGAAGTCCCACAGTTGTGGCAATGGTAGACCACATATCCCTTATTATTCTCTAAGAGATAACCTCTGGTCTTATATTTATTGTTCTTAGAGTCGCCACAGTACACGCAGCGGAAGTTAGCCTGGAACGGCTTCTGCTTTTTTACCTTATATCTGGGGAACTTGCTAGAGGCAAGGTTAGCATACTTAATATCAATCCAAAGCATCTTATGACCCTAATCAGAATGGCGACACGCTGATTATACAGAGAGAGGCCCAGAAGGTCAACTATTTCCTTTTGCTATGCATATTGATGAACCAATGTGCAAGCTGCTTCTGTCTTGGGGATGCGGTTTTGGATGATCTAACTTTCTTTAGTTGAGCAATTGACTTACCTTTCAAACCATGGCGAGCCATATCCCCTTATCTTGAGGGTTCCTGCCGTCCATGAAGTTTTCTAGGAATTGCTTGAATCTCATACGACTATATGAATCCGGTCTTGGTGTTCTCTATGTCTTTCAAGTTGTCTTTGTATTTCTTGTGGACTAGTTGAAAGTAAACTACTATCAGGTGGTAGTGGTAGTCTTGAATTATTTGATATTAGGCTTACTGAAGTTAATGCAACGTCCTGTCTGACCAATGGCATTTCATTGCGGATGTTACTAACAGATTCAACCACGTATTTACTCCTCAGACGTATTGCAGGAGTTCTATTAACTTGACCTGGTATAAACATTAATAACTATCGACCCAAGAAACTTTTAGTAAATGTTGATACTACCCAAGCAACTAGACCTGCAGCACCAACAACAATCCAACGCCACTTATTCAAGTCTTCAATTTTTTCTCTCTCGAGGTTATGCTGCTTTGCCATATCACTTCTGAGAGCTTTGATTTCCTCCATAATATTGTCCTGCAACTTCACCATCATCTCATTAATTTCTTTTCTGTCTTCTAGCTGACGCTCATCTAACTTATCTAGAGTTTTATCAAACTTTTCATAGATGACAGAGAAGAAACTAACTTTCTCTTTCATGGCTGCTACATCAGCTTCCATTTTGGATAGTCTTGACTCAAAGTCAATCATGTTGCTCTCCTACAATACCGTAGGATTATTTATTATACTTTGCTTTTTCCATGATAATAGCAAGCTCACGATCCGACATTCTGCTATAGATGCTTGGCTCTTCATACTTCTTTTCAACAATACCATACATATGTTTTAGCATATGGGCGCGGGTGGCATTATCACCCAACCGTTCTTTACAAAGCTCATCACTGGCTTTTGTTTTCCATACATTTGGAAATAAACCGTGAACAAACAAAATGAAAGCAAACTTCCAAGCGTAGAACAAATGTTGGAAATAACTACGACCTACTTCATTAAGGTGTGACATCTCTTGTAATCTCCGCTTGGGGTGTTGATGGAGGTGCGGCTTGCTTTTCAATTATTTTTAGTTCTTGAGGTGGCTTCATTAGCTCCTCAGGTAAATCAATTTTTTCTAGTTTAGGTAACAATCTTGTCATTGTACTGCCGCAACCAGCTAACATCAAAGATATAGAAATTGCTAGAAGGTATTTCATTGTTTAGCCTCCTTCTTCCAAGGCATATCTGGAAGCTTAATATCAATACCACGCTTCTCATTTTCCTTGTCGATTACATTATTGACTTCAATTAAGTATTTTTGTAGAGAGGTCAATTGCTGGGCATTTTGCAAGCAAACAGAATAGTTTTCTACAACTGTCTGGAGAGCAACATTGTCTCTAACAAATGAGCTTGCGCCATCTGCTGCTAGATTTAGATCAAGATCAATCTTTGGAGAAGCTGCAGCGTTGTGTGCGTGTACCCAACCGTTAGACATATCATACTGTCCAGGGACCGTCTCAGCTGCTGCCTGTACAATCTTGGTTTCTTTTTCTTTGATTCGTGTAACTCTATCAACGTATTCTACCTTTACAACCTCACGAATCATTGCTTGCTCTTTCTCTAGAGCTATTTTGAGTTCTTCTGCTTCATTGGAGGCTCGCTGGATTTCTAGTTCACCAGCCTCTCCTCCTTTTTTGAAGCCAGCAGCAAATGCGCCACCAACAATCAATGCAAACAATAAAATTCTATATGGTAATGGTATAATACTTAACATAAACAACCTCACTCACACCATGACTTTTTGGCTTCTCCAAAATACGGTCTTGCCAAGTTCTTTTTAATTAATTCTTCACTCAACTTTTTGCCATCAATAATGACATCACCAAGTACACGACCACCAAACTTATCCCATTCTTTAATTTCAATCTGGACTTTCTTGGCTTCGTTAACAGCCTTCTTTGTAAACTCAGTTGCAGCTAATCCTGCTGCTGCTTCTTTCTCGCATTTGGCTCTTGGAGCCTTCTCTGGTGTATCAACACCAAGGACTCTAATCTTTAACTTATCGCCAAGTTCAGGGGGAAGGAACTTGGCTTCAAATTCTACTGTATCACCATCAAGGACTCTTGTTACTTTCCAATCATAAGGATTAGCTAGAGTGGTTGTTGGGATTAGTGCTAGTACAAATAAAAACTTTTTCATAGGTCACCTCAAAAAGTTGGGGCGAGGTTTCCCTCGCCCCATTCACAGTATTATTACTCTACTGCTGGTGCTTCGGCTGCTGGAGCCTCGGCTGGTGCAGCTGCGTCTGCTGGCACGCCACCAACTTCTGCTGGAGCAGCTTCGGCAGCTGGAGCCTCGGCGGCTGGGGCTGCTTCTTCAACTACAACGGCCTCTTCCTTGGCGGCGCATGCAGTTAGGGCTAGTGCTAGAACAGACAATGCAATAAACTTCTTCATTTAATATACTCCTTATTTAAAAATTATTTCTTGGCAAACTTTTCTGCTACAGTTGTACCAAGACCTGCTACGACAATCATCATCATTGAGTCATACATGTTAGCGTCAACATCTAGGTCCCAGAATAGATTTAGCACGAATGCTAAAGCAACTAGGAATGTTGCCATAACTGTAATCACTCTCTTTGATGAGACTGATCCATCTACACCATCTGATATCATTGACTTTAGATTTGCTAGGATACTCATACTCGTCTCCTTATAGACTGGTTATAATAGTATGAATAATAACAAACACCGGCAACACTATCAGAAAGGCATAATATAAAATATTTTCTAGTTTACCTGATTTGTTCTCAATCGGACAACTATCACAACAACATTTATGGTCGCCCTTGGACCCTAATCTCGTACGTTGTTGGGTAATCATTCTTCTTGACCAAATCCAATATGTGCTCAGCATACCTACGGTTATAAGTGACTAAAAGTATTTTGCCCTTATTAGCAACAACATATCGTTTTTCACAAAGAGGTATGTTTAAGGTTTCCATCATCATTATTTATATAGTCAATATCTACTTCGCCAGAGGGTTTTCCCAAGCTTTTTGAATTTTCTCGTCAACCTTCTTTTCTAGCTCTTTTAGCTTTTGGTCTGTTTCCCGCTCAATTGCTCTCAAACGAGCTGACATATCGCGGTCAGTTACACCAACAAATCCACGAACTTCCTTATCTAGCTCGCGGTTGCGTCTTTCAGCAGCATCTACATCTGCTTGCAAACTATCAATGTCACCCTTTAGGTCGGCTCTAACATCACGAATAATATCACCGCTCTCGTCAACCATAACTACAGCATTATCAACACGCTCTTCCATTTTGGTAATACGTTCTTGAATAGCTGATAGGTCTGGAGCAACATACTCTTGAATCTGTTGCTTCATGTCCATGTAATCTTTATAGAACTCAAATGCGCCATAAAGACCACCTAGGACCGATGAAACAATACCAGCAGCAATCATAAGTTTGGCTGGGGTAAAGCTATATCCACCAATGCTAATTACAGTATTTGGGTCAACAGCAGCTTCTAACTTATCGACCTTCTCGTCTAAATCGCTCATTTGTATTGCTCCTTATTTTTATACTTTATCTAGTTATCAGATAAACAAATCCAAATAATCCACCAACAAATATAACAAATAAAATTCCTATACAGATCATCAGCGTAATTTCTTCTTGCCTTTGCGCGGCTTCAATTTCGGCGCGTCGTCTTGCTTGCGCTGCTGCTAATTCCATCTGCGCATGCATTTTCTGAAACTTCACCCAATCATCCCATAATCCAGGCCGCCCAGCAATTAGCATATAGTCTTTAAGTTCTCTTTCCTTTCTTCGCACTTCTTCTAATGCAAAAAATTCTTCTAGTCGGCT